ATTTTCAGATTGAGGATTTGAACAACGATATTTTGCAAGAGTTTATTCTTCAAAAACTTGAAAATGGCCGTAAAGATGGCAAAGGTGGTATATCATTCAAATACGCCAAAGACATTATTCAAGTTTTAAAATTTACACTTCCATTCAAAGTCGATATTCAACTACCGTACCATCCTTCTAAGGCGGTAGAGATTTTTGAAAAAGAACATCAAATAACATTGATTAATCACCTCCAATCTGAGATTAACAACAAAAACTTTGGAATCCTACTGTGTATCCATACAGGCATACGCATAGGTGAACTGTGCGCTTTAAAATGGTCTGATATAAACACTCAAACCAAGTTATTAAATATAAGCAAAACCATGATACGCACATACAAAGAAGATGGTAGCCATCTTTCAATAACACCACCTAAATCACGTTCCAGTACTCGAATGATTCCATTGAATACATGGATTATGCACTATGTAATCCTTCTTCAAGGTGAAGAAAATAACTATGTATTAACGAATCGAAATAGACCGATAGAGCCGAATAAATATAGGCTTTACTACAATAAAGTTCTTAAAAAGCTTGAACTCCCACATCTTAAATTCCATGCACTTCGTCACACATTTGCAACAAGATGTATTGAATGTGGTTGCGATTATAAATCATTAAGTGAACTTCTTGGACACTCAAACGTATCAATCACAATGAATATCTACGTACATCCACAAATGGAATTAAAACGTAAATGTGTAGAGTTACTTTGCGACTATTACAAGTAGTCAATGTATGTCATTTACACCCAATTCTAGTGATGGAAAATATAAGAATACTCACTATCACGTTACTTCTTTTGGCTGGGATATGAATGCATTCTATGCTGGTAAACCAGATGGAGCAAAGAATAATGACTATAACAGAACATCAGTAATTCCAAACGGATATATAGTCAACGCTAATTCTTCTGCAACTTCACAAAGTCGACTGAATTGGACGGATGATCGTACTATTAGCAACGTACAACCATATATAGTTGTTTTCTTTTGGAGAAGGACCGCATAAATTAAGCCGTCCTTTTCCAAAAATGTACTGTAATGTATGGTTGCACTAAAGATACTTTTGCACTACGTTCTCCGCTACCATTTCCTACATCAGAACTACGAACAATAGTACGTTCGGTGTAATATGTTGGGCCGTCGTTCTTTCTTAAACCATATTGTTTGTCCGAGCTATTAAGAACATCCGAGTAATATTTACCACCTGTATTGTTAGCAGTAAAGGACATACCTTAACTATTTAATTCTGTGCCAAAAGTAGACAGTGATATAAGGTTGCAATAATGGTATTTTCGTTTTCATGTTTTTATTGTGGTCGTGAACACCCATTTGATTACCATTGCTATTAAGAAGTGCACCGTAATATATGTAACCTATATCATCACGTACCATAGAATGATTGTATATACCACCTGTAGAATTCGCAGTAAATGACATACTTGTACTACCATCATTACCAGTACCTTCACCAACTAATGTACGGCCTTGCCCAAAGCGTTCCCATGTTCCGCCTAGGAATGTACCAGGGTTGACATTGTTGTAAGTTATATAAACTGATCCTACTGGATACATCGCACTCTTGATTGAATTAACTAATTTATTCCAATCACGATACATAACAGTGTTACCACCGTTAACTAACATCTTAGTTGAGGATGCGTTTTCTTTGACTGAATTAATTGCTAAATCGCCATTAACAGTTAGTCGGTTAGCGTTGTTACCATCTTGTCCGAAAAAAGTTAATGATTTTCCATCTTTACCAAAATTAATCAATGCATAAGTTGGTGTAACTGTAACGATTTGCCATGAATAATCACTCATGAATTTATCTTTAACACCGAATGCAATTTCATACGTTGTAGTTGTCGAGGTAAATAAATTACCTGCTTTGTAATCTTGTTCCAAAGTGTAATTGTTAGCCCACGAATTAACCTTAGTCCATGAACTAGCACCGCTTGCTCGATACTGAATATAGAATGATGTTACATTCTTGTTTGATAAACTTGTAAAACCGACTTTAAAATGCAATAAAGCATACGTTCCACTTGATTCATCTACTGCATAGCCTGAGTTAGCACGCTTTGCACTTACATTTGTTAAACTAGGTGGATTGTATGCAACTACATTTATTGAACCACTCTTAGTAGCGGTACGACCACGTGAGTCTGTAACTGTGATTGTATAAGTTAACGTACCACTGTTTTGAATAGCTTGAGTTGTAAATGTGCTACCACTATACGTTTGGTCATTAAATTTAGTCGATACTGATGTGATCGTTGAGCCTTGATTACCACTTGTAGCAATCGAGAATTTTAACTTTGATTGACTCTGGACATATTGACCTATTCCTGCGCAAATAGAATTTGCATCAGATATTGATACAGTTCCGATACTAGGAACGACACCACTTCTTACTTTAATTGTCGCATTTACTGTTTTAGAGCCGACTGACGTTGAACCACTGATTGTTTCTAAAGTAAACGTAGCGATACTGCTTGTTGAATCAGGAATATTCTTTTCCCAATCGGTAGGAATGGTATAAGAAAAGCTAGGAGTTGTAGTACCACTAGCTATTGTTCCTATTTGTGTTTTTGTTCCATTCCAAGTTACATAAACTTTGTGACTGAAATTACTTGATGCACTTGTACCACTAATCTTAATTGCACTACCACAATCTAAACTCGGTTTATCAATTGATGGAGTAGTTGCACGTGGTATTGTTGTTAATTTTAAGCTACCACTACATGATCCTGTCGTTGGTAAATACGTTCCTCTGTCTGCATTGTTAAAAGACGCGCTTACTGATATTGATTTAGAACCGTCTGCATTGTGTGATACAGTAGTTGTCCCACTTGCTACCCATACAGTAGCGCCACTGTTTACTGTAGGTGTATGTACTGCATTGTGTACAGTCGTTCCATTGATTACAACTTTATACGTTTCTGACAATCCGTAATGATTATGGTATGCAGTGTTCGAACGGATACCAACCCACCACTCAACTTGAGATGTGTTATTTTCAATTGAATAAGACTTTTCGGAAACATCCAATAATAATGAATACTTATCAGTCTGACCTGTACTGATTCCTATATTTCCACTAAATTGTGCCATTCAATTCACCTACCTTATCTTTTTAAAATCAAGAGATCCATTTGCTCTTGGAACAAATCCAAAGTTACCGATTTTTAAAGACTGCGTAAATTGACCATCTGTAATGTACATTGTTTGGTCGTTTATATATGTTACCTTTGCACCATTTTTTTGAATCGACCATTCTTGATTTGTAATCTTAGTTTTAAATGCACTGTCTGATTTACCTAGAGTTAATCCATCGTTGTCAAAGCTCATGTAATTGTTTACGTTGTCTGTAGTTTTCTTCAAACCATCAACACGACCATTTACACTGTCGATTTGACCGCTCATCTCATTCTTAGCATCAGTTACCGATTGATTGATTGACCACGTAAAGTCCTTCTTTGTTTGAGTAAACTGTGATGATATATCCTTTTGATAATGTTCAAATGCAGAATTTGACACGTAAGTTTCTGAAACTTTTGAAGTAATTTCATTTGCTTTAGTCTCAATTGCAGATTGTCGCTTAATAGTTTCTTCATTTACTGCTTCCCATGAACTATCACAAACTGGTGTTGTATAAGTCGTTGAAGCAGGATTCTTATAAACGACTTTATACCGAGTCCATAAATATTTACCATTTGACCACGTTGGCATTGATTCAACCCATGAGCCGCCAGTTTGAGTAGTTTTTGAATCGCTCATGTAATATTGTTGAGTCATACTAGCTACACCTGTTCCAGTTGCTCCAGTAAGACCTTGAGGACCTTTAGGACCAGTATCTCCTTTAACTCCCTGTGGTCCTTGAACACCTTGAGGTCCCTTAGCACCTGTTGCTCCTCTATCTCCATATACAGCAAGCAATAAAACTGTTGTTTGTTGTTGATTATTTGTATATGTTATTACTTCCTTCTGCCATAAATACTTATTAGCAGCATCTAACGTAGGCATAGTAGTCGAAGTAATTGAAGAAGCAGCAGGAGCAGTCTGAGATGTGGTTCTAGTGTAAGTGTAAGTAATAGACTTGATACCATTCCCAGTTGCACCAGTTGGGCCTTGAGCACCTGTGGCACCCTTATCACCTTTTATACCCTGAGGACCAGTAGCTCCTTGTGGTCCTGCCGCACCTGTAGCTCCTCTATCACCCTTGTCACCTTTGATTAAAGACCATGAATAATCAGAATAATTTGTACTCTCAGTTGCAGTAGATTTGTTGTAAGCAACACCTAAATACAACTTACCTGTAGGACTATCAGACATACCGCTTGTAGGAGAATCAGCATACTTAATCCAAGTATAATATGTTTTACCATCTGTACCCTTTGCTCCTTGTACACCTTGTGGACCTTGAATACCTTGAGGACCTCTATCTCCAGTAGCACCTTTATCTCCTTTTAATCCCTGAGGACCTTGAGGGCCGATATCTCCTTTTGCACCAGTAGCACCTTTATCGCCTTGAGCCCCTTTTATCTTGGCCCATGTATAACTTGAAACTAAAGTAGAGTCTGCTTCAACAAAATCTGTATAAGTACCAATGTAATCTCCTACAGTCTCTCCTGAATTAGAAGTAAATGTTTTACCGCCATCATTTGAATACTTAACATGAAAATAAGTTGTTTTACCTGTTGCTCCATCTTTACCAGGAGTTCCATTAGTTCCATCTTTTACAGTTTGACTTGTTTTTGTACCATCAGGGTTATTAACAGTAATAGTTGTAGTGTTTCCACTTTTGCTAACAGACACAGTTGGTGATTTTCCATCTGCTCCTTTAGGGCCTTGTGGTCCTGTTGCACCTTTGGGACCTTGCAAACCCGTATCGCCTTTCAAGCCTTGTGGTCCTTGTGGACCTGTTTGTCCAGTTTCGCCTTTGTCACCTTTAGCACCATTCACACCCATTCGTGCAACAGAATATCCAATTGTAGGAGTTCCGCTTGTGTAGTTAGTTGTTGTCTTAGTCCATAAATATGAACCTTGAGCAACAGTAGGAATTGTAGTAGACCATGTTCCAGTAGGCACAGTAGTTCCAGATGTAGAAGCTTGATACTCAACCGACGTACTCGAAACTCCACGACCATCGAATTCACCACTATTAGCACGATCAGTTAAACTATTGGCTTTATTTAATGCACTTGATGCATTACTGTTTGCACTGCTCGCAATTCCTTTTATTTCAGTGACTGATTTAGCTTGTAACGTGATTTTTTCTGCGTTCTGATTAATTGCAGTTTCAGTTTTAGTAACGCGATTTGTTAAAGCATTCAAATCTTTCTGAGCTTGCTCTGCATTGGCTTTAGCAGTATCTGCAGTTGTTTGTGCGGTCTTAGCATTATTTATTGCAGTTTGAGCATTGCTTTGAGCAGTAGTTGCATCTTTCTGAGCTTGTGTGACATCTGACTCTGCCTTTGATAGCCTAGTCTTTGCATCACTTATTTCTTTTTCACTTGCATCTACACGACCAGTAACTGTTTCTAGATTAGCTTTAGCATCTGCCAACTCTTTGTTGGCGTTGTCTAGATTAGTCTGAGCACTGTCTGCTTTCTTTTTAGCTTCATCTGCTAAAGTTTGAGCACTCTGAGCGTTGCCTAAAGCTTTATCCGCTTGAGCTTGAGCATCTGTTGCTTTCTTTGTTGCATCAGTAATATCTTTCTGAGCTTGAGTTGTATCAGACTGCAGCTTTTCAATCGAGCTTGCTTGAGTTGATATTGTATCTGCAGTTTGTTTAAACTGCGTGTTCATACTTCCTTCAAGTGTTGTTAAATCACTTTTAGATGCATAAGTTTGAGAAACTGTAGTCGATAATTCACCGACTTTCTTTTCAATTTCTGTTGAAACATCTGCATGGATTGTTTTTGATTCATTAGTCAAATCAACTTTTGTAGCATATGTTTCTTTTACTGAATTGATTTCAGTCGCATTTGTATTGGCTTTATCAACCGCATCTTGAATTTGTTTCTTTGAATCAGTAATATCACCTTTAATTGTATCAATCTGTTTCTGAGCTTTGCCAGTGCTTGTATTCGCATCTTGTGCTAGTTGCTTAGCTTCACTCGATTGAGTATTAGCCGTACTAGCTAGTTGATTAGCTTTAGTTGCATCTGCCTGAGCTTGTGTTGCTTTATTGACTGCTTCTTTAGATTGAGCATTTGCCTCTGATACTTGTGTATGAATCTCACCGATTTTTGCATCAATTTCATTCCAAGTGTTGTCAAAAATAGCTTTGGTATACTTGATTTCACTTGGATTAGCATACGTACACTTCCAACGTTTCCAAAGAAACTTATCACTTTGATAAACAACATTACCAACAAACCACTCACCACCGATTAATTCAGTCTTTGATGTAGAATAATAGAATTGTTCCTCGGCACTCACGAAACTTTGACCATCTTCACCTTTAATTGTTGACCATCTGTATTTTGTTGGATCATCAGAACCATACTGTTTTGAATCAGAATACTGACCAATAAATTTACGATTTGAATCTGTCAAACTAAAATCAACACGACCATCTGAACTGTTGGCATAGGCAATATGAACATATGCACTAGTTCCATTCTGACCGTCTTGTAAACGCATTACAGTGACTTCTGCAGTTGCTTTAAGTATTTCACCACTCATAGCTTTAAAGCGATACACGGCCTTTTCTGATAGATCTGAGGCACTAACTGTGATTGTTTGGTTTGTTGATATTTGTACATCATCCTTGAACCATGTGATTGAATACTTAGATGTAATATCAACACCATCATCCTTGACTAATGCGGTCAATTTAGTTGAATCTGAATCCGTCTTAAACAGAACTCCATTTGAAGATACAATTGAGCCTTCATAAACCTTTTTCAATTCAATCATCTTGTTCATTTCTGAAATAAGAGCCGAACTAATCTGCGATTGTTTTTCTTCAAAGTTATCAAATATCGTCTTGCACTTCTCGGAATCCGTGAAACAAATCTCTTGTTCAGTGATTCGTGCTTCTAAATATAAAGTAGGTGAATACTCTGCATCTTCAATCGTGAATGTATCACCAATATCTGCATCAATATATGCATCCACATCATATGTAACTTTAGGCACACAATTCTTTTTCAATTGTGCTAAAGCTTGACCATATAAGGTTTCAACATTTTCAGTTTCATAAGACCACATCTGCACTGCGTACATATCATTTGAATGATTTGTGATTAGCGTTGAAGGGAATCTGTCTCTAGATTGAGGGGCTAGTATATTGTTACCTTGAACTTTATACAAAACATTTCCATTCGAATCCTTAACAGTTCGGCCACTGATTGAGTTCAATTGTAATCCATTTGTTCCTGTTGGACGAATTGCGGTATACAATTCAGTAATATCACTTGTTTTAGTGATTCCGTAAATGTTGTTTGGGTATCTCAAGATCGTACTGTGTTTATCTGTTCCCATCCCTTGAACACTATCTGAATGAGCACGATAAATATTCAGTACAACATTCTTCAACGAGTAATCATCGTTTAATTCTGTAACAAACTCTAATTCTGCATCAAATACATTTGCAATTGAATACAATCTTGCAAGCACTGTATCACTGCCAGTCCATTCGTGACTAATCTTCTTATTAGATACTTCATTTCGGCCAATTGTGAATGATTGCTCAAATCCATACGCATTAACATATTCTGCAAATGACATCGCTCTAGGCGCTTTATATGCATCTACATATTCATTCGTTAATTCAAGGCAAAGACCATAGGCGGTAACGTTTGTCGTGTTACCACCTTTTTCTACGTTCATGATCGTTAAATAATAGCCTTTATTCTTTCTAGTAAAGCTTAATTTATTGCCCTCAACTAAAAAGGCTGCATCATCATGTGCAGTCAATGTAGTGAATTCAAATGTATATGCTGAGCCTTTCAAGTATGTATGCAATGTTTCATCAAAGTAATGCATTGCGCTAGGCACTGTATTGTCTAAAAAAGCTAGAACCTTATCGTAAGGAGTTAATACTGCTATTCTTATTTGTTCCATTATAACCATGCCTCCCTTATTCTAGCTTTCACTGTCGGCTTCGATTTTGACCAACTCGAGCACGTAGTCTTTATCTCTGTAGTTCCTACTGGTGCTTTAAAATACTTAGTTCCTAGCACCTCATCTTGAGGTCTACTCATTCCATTCACATAAACATGAGATGATTTCCCATCAATTGTGATATTTGTTCCAGTAGGATACCTATTAGGTATGTCCTTCCATTTTTCAACGTTCATCTTTTCAAAATCAATGACATCAAATCCAATCATAGACATGAATTTATTGCCGCCTCTATCACCCCATTGTTTCACTGCAATTTGAATCTTTGCACACTTCATGTTTTCAATCTCTGGGATGTAGAAGTTGTAGTATCTTGCCCAGAAGAAGAATCTAATGTTCGCTCCTTCTTTTAAAACATCGCAACTTCCCCATTTGTAATAAAATGGATTCTGAGCTTGTAAATGTGATGTTGTAAATTCCCAATTCTTCAAAACCTTACCATTTGCCCATATTTCATAGTGACCAGTATTACCGATTGCGTCTGTCTTGTACCAATTACATCCACAAATCAATTTATCATCTTCGGTCAAGAAGTTGATACACATTTCACCAGTCTGTCCCATAAGGCCGGCATAAAAACACAAATGAAACCAACAATAGAAATTCTTAGCGCCACTTGCATCTCCACTTGAATCTGCAGGTAATACCAATGTTCTTAATCCACCGTTTGCATTTCCTTTTTTTGTTCCAGCAGAACCTAATCCAATAAACTTTTTATCAAACCAAGTGTGTTCGGCTAGCGTTCCATTTGTTCCATAACTTGGATGCATTACATCCGTACCGCCAATATCATCTGAACATTTATAAAAATCATCAATAGATGCTAACCATTCACTTTGTTTGTACGTCTCACCATCCAATTCTTCGATTTTTCCGTACTGCATGATTCCTTCTTCAGATACCAAACCAATATATCCTGTTTCAGATGTTGTTGTGATGCCATAATCAACACTAACTGGTACAGTTCCTTCATTGACGATATTCAAAACTCCATCAGTAGCAGTAAACTCTTTTTCTGTGGTTGAATACTTCCTAGGGTCTGAGCAATAAATCTCAATTTCACCAATCACATAATTTGTACCACCGTCCACTTCATCATTTGAAGTTTTAGTGCCGATAAAATATTTATCTGTTTCATCGTTGAAATAAATCTTAACTTGTTCACCACTTAGTAGCAAATTCATTTTGTTATATGCATCTCTAAACTCTTTATTACTAGATGCATTTATCTGATATTTAACTGTGATCGTGCGCGGTTTTAAGT